CCATTGTAGTCTTATCTCTACAAAGAATGGGAGAGTTTGCTTTCAAGTATTCAATAGACTCTTCATCAAAAAGTTCAGGACAGTCTGGGGAGAGACAAGTGGAGATGAATACAGGAATAATCAAGTCATTCTTATATGGAAATTTGACATCATGCATCGTCTTAGTTGGACCAATCCAATCAGCACCATGCATAAACCAACCATTCATGATTAGATGAACTTCTTCAGTCAACTCAACACGTTCACCAGTCTCGAAGTCATAGACCTTCTCATAATTATCTCTCATAACAATATATGAGGGTTTCACTAATGTAGAGGCAATGAAGCTCTGAATATCGTCACCAATATTGATGGTGTCGTATCCTAATACCGCATATTTTTTCATATCAAACGTATTGTGTATAGACAGTATAAGTAGGTTTGGGTGGTTTCTTATATACTAGATTACCATAGATTTGCGTTCTTTGGTACTGCAGATGATCAAAGTCCAACTTAATACCATGAAGAGTTGGTGGATTTACCGCAGGTTTAAAAATAACAATAGAGTTATTAACATTTGTCCTCTTTACAGTATTGCACCAATCCCAGGGAACCCAACAAGTATTAAGATCTTTTCTAGTAGTCCAAATGTCTTGAATATACTTATATTCAGGTTTAAATTCTAAAAGATGCGTATGACAGTCTGCTGCATCAATTGTTTCATCTCTATTGATATTGAGAAGATACGTCAGTGCCTTCTGTCTAATATCGGGATGAGGAGAAATCTCATAGTGTGAGAGATTTTTTTGAATAGCAGAAAGAATCTTAGTATCTTGACTCTCTTCAAAGTCAAACTTTCTCCTAAGAGCATCATGAAATTCATCATCATTCATCCACTCAACAAGTGCTTGAATGGTAGGGTCAGCATACTTTTTCAGACGGAAAGTTATACCAGCACCTTGAACTGGTTCTGCTGCAGTATATTGTGCAAGACCATTCTTATATGCAAGATACTCAGTCCAACTACCCACACATCCAGCATGATGATGAATAATCCACCCAGAATTTAACAACTTATCATGAAGTTTTTGATCTGTTTCTACAGGATCAAAATGAATTTGTTCCTGATTTAAAATTAGATTGAAGTGTTCTTCAGATAAAAAATTCTGAATGTCTAAATGTGGAAAAGGTGCATCTATAAACTCCGCCTTCTCAATCTTTTCAATTAGATAATCAAACATGATGTCTTATTTTTTTATATTTATTGGACAGACCAAAGACGCTTGAGTGTAGTAGGAACTCTACCTCCACCCGCCTTTCCACATCTACCGACAATGATTTCCCTCTTACTTTGAAAGACTGGTGCTAAGTCCCCAATGTATTCTTTATATTCGTCCATAAGAATATTAAAGTACTTTCCAGTAAGAGTAACATCACCACCAGTGACATCAGTATGACCTACAATAAGTTCTTTATCTCTACAGACCAACATACCTGAAAGGTGTGCCAAGATGCATACAATCGTTCCTGTACCCCAACCATTACCTTTCCAGAGAGGGAAGTCCTCATGAATAGAAACAAAATGCTCTAAGAATCTATTATACTGAACTACTAAATCACGATGAATGGCAATACAGAAAAAGTCACATATTGTTGATGCTACGATACGATCATCATCAAACTGAATACCATTCTCATCATCATAATAGTCTACAGTTGTTTCTTCTGTGGTCCACCAACACTTTTCTTTATTAGAATAGTCTGGAGCGAAGACACCAATATTATCAATAGACTCCAACACTTCTTTAGTTCTATTAACAAGTTGAGCATAGTCACCATACTCAACATCACCAAAGATAATATTCAGATAGTCATTATTATAATCAAAGTTGCTGAAGGCAGTCCAAGTCTGACCGTAGCACCAATAGTCGTCACCAACGTTCAACCAATCATCACGCTCATTGTCAGTCGAGTTGATAACGGTTGCTTCAATTCCTGCTTCCTGAAGTTGTGAATACATTTTCTCAACTTCAGCATTAACTCTATTCCAGTTAAAGATAAACGTCTGTAGTTTCATATTAATTTCCAATTAGGACAATATAGATCAGAAGTATCGTGATTGATACAATCACCACCAAACCAGTTCTTAGGAGCAATCACTTCCTCACTGTCCGCCAACCAAGCACCCCACCAACTAAAAGAACTATTACAGATGATATGATATGAACATTGACTCTGTAAGAACATATCAGTAAAGGCATCGTTTCCTTCTGATACAGTGAATCTATCATCACTGAATAGTTCTTGATCATTACACCAAGCAGCATCATCCGAAAATATAAGAACTGGAAATCCTTCAGGAAGAATATTAAGTGCTTTCCGATAATACTCAAGAGGTTGAATTGGATGATTTGGATTTAGAACATAATCACCTCTACGAATATGGAGAGAAATAACTTCCTGATCTCCAAATACACTTTCAAATAATTCTTTAGCAGGTACTACAATCTCTTTCTTGAAAGTAAATTCTTTCAGAATATCTTCTCTAATATGCCCAAAGTACTTTTCACTCTGAAAATATCCATGAAGGTCAACACCATCGGGACAGTTTTGAAACAAGTTTTTATCAAAGGCAAAAGAACTTTCAGAAATTACCTTATTTCCAGCAAGTTCAAACTTAGTATCAAGATTAAAGCAATCAAGGATACTATTCTTTACTGGAATCTGAGATCCGACATATTCTCTTGGACAGATACAGGTATCATACCCATGCTTTTTAGCAATACCTCTCAGAGAAGCATACTGAAACATTTGATTACCTAGATGCCCCATATTGCCGAGCATATTAAAGCTTAACATATTCCTCCAGAATATTGAAAAGAAGATCAATCTGTTTATTAGTAACAAATTGACTATTGCCAACATAGAGTCCCTTCTTATGAAGGATTTCTACATTAGATACTGCTCTTTTAGTGCAGAGTTTATACTTACTGAAAGCAGGGTGCCTCAGCAAGTTTCCACTAATGATAGGACGATACTCAATTTTATTTTCTTTGAGCATCTCTTTCAATGGTTCAATATCATTATATCTTGAAATGATTGGGAAAGAGAAACTACTATTACCAGTCTGATATTGTGGAATATAAAACTTATCAGTATTAGATAGACGCTTATGATAATAATCAAAGTTATCGCGTCTAATCTCAATATTTCTAGTAAGTCTCTTGAGTTGTGCTTGCCCCAAGACAGCACAAATTTCATGATTGCGGAAGTTATATCCATCAGTCATAAACAAGAAAGCAGGATCAATTTCAGGATTCTGAATCTTGTAAAGGTCAAACATTTCAGGAAGTGCTTCCCGTGCCATACCATGACTACGCTTGATCTTCATTAAGTTATAAAGTCGTACATCATTAGTACAAACCATACCACCTTCAATAGTGGTCATGTGATGACCAAAGTAGAAACTAAATGTACCTCCAGCGTATTGGGTTCCACGCTTGATGCCATTAGAATCGGTTACACCATGCGATTCACACACATCTTCCATGATGATTGCATCAGGAAAAATATCAGTAATAGATTCAACATCAGAAGACAACCCAATCAAATGAGTCACAAAGACTGCCTTAATATCATGCTGTGTAGCAATATACTTTGCCTCCTCAAGATCAAATGAGAAGTTATTGAGATTGATATCACAGAAGATTGGTTCAAGATTATTCTGGATAAGTGGTGCTACATTGGTCATCCAAGTGGTAGCAGGAACCAGAACCTTGTCTCCATCTTGAAGATTATAAAGTTCTTTCACTGCAGCAACTAGCAGAGAGTTGGCAGTACTTCCACTAGAAACATAGAGAGAGTAATCAACTCCCAACCATTCAGACCACTGCTTTTCAAACTCTTTAACTTTAGGACCATTGGTAAGACGACTATTAGTCAGCACGAACCATGCCATTTTCATGCGATCACGTAATGTAATCGCATCTTCCATAAGACGCCATTCAACCATACCGCTCATCCAAATCAGAAATAACTTTTACAATTCCCTCAATAAGAGAAGTCTTTGCTTCCCACCCAAGAGCATTTACTTTAGAGACATCAAGAATTCTACGGAGAGCACCGTTTGGTTTAGAAGTGTCCCAATGAATCTTACCATTATATTCTAGCACATCAGAAATGAGTTCAGCAATCTCCTTGATACTAATTTCAGTTCCAGCACCAATATTGATTAGTGTATCTGTTTCAGATGTATCCTTATTCATTAGATAAAGAGAAGCATCTGCCAAATCATCAACATAGAGAAACTCTCTTTTAGGAGAACCATCACCAAAGCATTCGACAGTAGGAAGATTCTCACGCTTTGCTTTCCAGAACTTATAGATCAGACAAGACATTACATGACCTTTGAGAGGATGAACCTTATCTCCAGGACCATATAAGTTACAAGGATTGACTGAAATGAAATCTACCTTATGTTGCTTACGATATGCCTCACATAGTTTGATTCCAGCAATCTTAGCAATAGAGTATGCTTCATTAGTAGGTTCCAATTCACCACGCAACAAGTCATCTTCTTTAATTGGCATCTTCACATTCTTAGGATAAATGCATGATGATGCAAAGAACATCAGTTTCTTGACACCATACTTGTGTGCCATTGAAATAATATTTGATTGAATATTCAGATTATCGAGAAGATAATCAACAGGGTAGTTAAGATTATCAAAGATACCACCACATCTGGCAGCAGCAAGAAAAACATACTCAGGTTGATTATTATTGAAAAACTTTTCAACATCATATTGCTTTCTCAAATCAAAATTAGATCTCGGTGAAGAAATAATATTATCATAACCTTGAGACTGTAACTTCCTAACAATAGCAGATCCTACTAGACCAGTATTACCGGCAACATAAATTTTAGATTCTTTTTTCATTTTAAAACAACAAGCAGTCCATTTAGTCGATTGATATAAGTATGATAGTCACGAACAAAGTTCATGGCATCACGCATTTTTTTCTCAGTACACTTCTTAGTGTCCTCTAACAATTTATCATAGAAAGAGTTGAGATCTCTTTCTACAGTAATATGGTCTCCAAATAAATCTGCAATTGATTCCATATTACATCCTGTCCATTTACCATAACTAATATTCTTAAAGACTCTACAAGGATAATACTTTTTCATCTTAAAGTGAACATCTTCTCTAATATCAAATGATAGATGTGAATCTCTAACCATAGAGATCATTTGATTAAGATCTGGAACTTGATTGGCATGAATACCATTCCATCCACCTGCACAAACAATATCTTTACCATGCTTGATATGAATATTCTTGAAAGTGGAAATGTTACCACCTTGAAGTGTGCCGATAAAATAAGATGTATCTAATGAATCATCATAAAGTTGGACTGGACATGCGTCAATTTCTTGAGGAAGAAGATCTGTTGCCCACTTATTTACAATGGTCTTAGATTCTTCATGATACCAGATTTCATTATCAATACGTTCTAAATTATCTGGCCATTCATATCCATATGATTCTGGGATAAAATTATAAACTTCTATGTCACCATATTTTTTTCTCCAATCATAAACAAATGCCTTATCACAACAATGGATAAAGTATTTGCAATCCTTTCTAAGAGGCATCTTACTACAAGCACTTGCCTCTGTTAGAAAAATACTATTGGAAAAATCAATATTAGTTACATCATCCTCATCTCCATACCATTCAACAGTATATCCAAGATACTCAGCAGCTCTCCAGAATCCATAATGAATGTACGAATAAGTGTCAGTATGAAGTTTCTTACCCCACAGAACAATTTTCATGTCACTGACCATAGATGCACATATCCTCAACTAATTGAGTGAATGATGTCTTAGGTTCCCATCCAAGTTTTTCCTTTGCTTTAGTAGGATCTCCCAGAAGAGTTGCAACTTCTGCAGGACGAAAATACTTAGGATCTACCTTGATGACTGGACGCTTAGTATTCCAATCATATCCAACTTCATTCAGTCCTTCACCCATCCATTCAATATTCATACCAAAGTAGGGTGCTGCTTCATTTACAAAGTCACGCACAGAGTATTGTTCACCTGTAGCAATAACATAATCATCAGGTTTATCCTGCTGAAGCATCAACCACATTGCTTCTACAAAATCTTTTGCATGTCCCCAATCCCGTCGTGCATCAAGGTTTCCGAGAGATAATACATCTTGCTCCCCAACTGAAATTCTTGACAGTCCTCGGGTAATTTTTCTGGTGACAAAAGTTTCTCCTCGTCTAGGACTTTCGTGATTGAATAGAATGCCAGAACTTGCGTGTAGTCCATACGACTCCCTATAGTTCTTGACGATCCAGTATCCGTAGAGTTTAGCCACACCGTAAGGCGAGCGTGGATAGAACGGAGTAGTTTCTCTTTGAGGAATTTCTTGAACCAAACCATACAACTCAGAAGTAGATGCTTGATAGATGCGAACTTTGTCTTCCATACCTAGAAGACGAACTGCCTCAAGAATACGGAGAGTGCCAAGACCATCGACTTGACCAGTGTACTCAGGAATTTCAAAAGAAACTTTTACATGACTCTGAGCACCTAAATTATAAATTTCATCTGGTTCTACTTTCTTGATAACACTTACCAGATTAGTAGAATCAGTGAGATCTCCATAATGAAGAGTTAATTTATCAAAGATGTGATCAATACGGGCAGTATTGATGAGAGAAGCACGTCGAACAATACCATGAACATCATACCCTTTCTCAAGAAGAAGTTCTGCGAGATATGATCCATCTTGCCCTGTGATACCAGTAATTAGAGCAACTTTCATATTATAATAGTTTTTATCATTATACTAAAAAAGGACAGTTTATGCAACCGCCCTATCTAGGTCTTTACATGCACGCCACTTACTCTTTAACCAGAAGTAAGAAACTGAGCGGGAGTAACCCATCCGCACCAACGCCATTTGAGAGATGTCGTAAACTCTTAATAGGGTCTAATGACTCCACCAGTTCTGTTAAAGTCCGTCCGTGACTTTGGGATTATCCCGACCAGGGCTAGTTTTGAGACGATACCGAGTCTTTAACATAACAAGGTACATCCTCTGGATCTAACCATTTAGGGTACTCATGATCTTCAATAGCGAGGAGCATCTGATCTCCATTGTCAAATAGATAAATGTCAGAATACTTTTTAGTATATTCATTTGCTTTCTGCAAACGAAAATCTGGTTTACCATTTAGTTGAATGTAACCTCTCTGAACGAACCTATAAGGAAATCGTTCATGAATAACAATAGTTTTTGTTGAAGCAACAGACTTAGGATCTAGATCGTTCATGCTTCCACCGCTTCAAGATCGACAGAGATTTGTTCCATCAAAATATCATAATCATCAAGAGCATCGCCTGAAAACACCACTCCATCTCTTTCGTAGAAGCGGCGTACCTTCTTGAAAAGTTTCGGATTCTTTACATCAAGGAAAATTTCGCCTGTGGCAGCAGCACGGAGAGTGCTGATGTCCTTTTTGAATTTTTCAGTCAGTGCCATTGTTGTGTTTGGTTTACCCTTACATTATAAGGTTTTATCTATATGTAGTCAAGGTACCAATAATTGTACTGGCACCTTGAATGATAGATTCCTCATCGCCGCTACTTCAGAATCTACCAAAGAGAAGTACCGCAGTTGAGAGAAGTAGTGGTGGTGGTAACCTCTCCCAACTTTTAAATTATACTACTTTTTAAATAACTTGTCAAATGGTTCCCAATGTTCCCATCCATGTTTATGGACTGCCCACATACCAAGAATGGGGACGAAGACTAGGCACCATGCCAAGGTTCCAACTCCCCAAGGATTGTTTAGTACTGTTCCGCAAAATCTAGCAAATTCTAACATCATAATGGATATGCATTTAATAAACCCCAGGATACAAAACCTACTACTGAAGTTAGTATGATTGTTGCAGAAATACTAGTTACTGGTTTCATTTTATGAATCTGTCCAAGAATCGGGAATGTACCCATCCTATATTTAATTAATTCAGTTATAATTTTAGTTCTGAATTTTTGGATTTCAACATATTGTTTTCATTCTCTAACTATTCATACCCCTCATACTTATTTTTATTCTTCCATAATTCCAAAAAATAACGATCCACTTGATACAAATCACCTTGAGGTGGTTGATCTTCAATTTGAGACCATTCATTACATAATGATCTCATTTCAGGAATGATACCATCAGGTCGATACATTCTACCAAATGATGACATGGCAAACGCATATCTCATTCTAATGCGCTGTTCCATTTCCATTATATTTGTCACTTTCATAATAAACATTCTCACCCTTTATGTACCCAAAATATACGGTGGCACATATAAAGGGTAGTGATCCAAAAAGTAGGACATGTGCTAGGGTCATTGAATTTTTTCCTCGTAGATTTTAATTAACTTTATTGCCTGTTTTCTATCACTACCACAAGGAGCATTCCTTAGACACATAAGAATTAATTCATCATCACTAATAGTGGGTTTAATAGTAAACCCCCACTTGTCAACTTCACCCTCTATAGGTGCTTCACATGGATCAAATTCGTGTGGCATTAGATTACATTACCAGGAGACAGAGACTGAAAAATTTTTGAGCAAACATCAATAGCACCTGGTGCTCCATACACTCCAGAGAAGATATATGAGATACCTAACTTAGAACAATACAGTTCCAGTTCCTGACATTTTGTTATGTCACTGGTACTATGATCGATGATGATATCACCTTCTTCAAGCAAAGGTAGCAATTCATCAAGTGTGTCTTCTGCCTTTTGCTCTGGAAGCGTAATCTGAAAGATGCCAGGAATTCTTCCTGCACTAGTGAATTTCTTACCATCAGATTTAACTGCTCGGACAAGATACTCTAATGAAGTTACACATCCACTAAGATGCCCTGCTTCATATTGTCCACAGGCATTCTCATAGTTAGTACTACTGTAACCCCATACTTCAATACCTTTCTCAATCATACGGCGAGCCATACCTTCACCAGTACGACCCAAACCAATCATTCCTACTTTCATAATTTTCCTTTATTTTTTACAGACCATGTTATTTCCATGGTAATGACCATCAACATAATAAAACAAAAAACAAATAATCCACTCATCATAGTTGTATATTTAACCAAGGTAACAGTGGTGGTATTACTCCAATGAGTCGAAGTAAACCCTCAGCAAAAAGTGCGAGAACAACCCAACCAACACACATAGAGATAATTCCAGCATTACGATTGTGCTTTCGTATTGCATCATCAATCATCTCCTGAACTTCTTCTTTAGTTGTAAAATGATCTGGTATTATCTCAGGCATCCGATGAGACATTCTTTTTCATATCAAGTGGGTCTGGTTGTCCTCCAACTATAGCACAGGCACGCACATAAAAGTAGTTGTTTGTTGTGCCGTTTTCCTCAAAAACTTTTTTAATTGTTGCCCAGTTTTGAAATTCGTCGGGATGCATGGTAGAAAGAAAGTGTCTACAATACTATTTACGGTATCAAGTTGCTACACATAATAAAAATATGAGTATATACTCACAATTTTTACCTAACTTCAAAGTCCAATTTACGAACTTTACGCTGCCTTCTTTCTTCTTGCCACTGAACATCTTCATGAGTAAGAACTGTTTCTTTCTTACTTGAATAAGAATTCA